ACTCATGTTTTAATTGAATGTGTCCACATCAAGATTAAGATTAGTGCAACGATAATGACACTTCATTAATCAATACGTCGAATGATCCTAGTCAATTATGTTTTCAAAAATTTTATCCAAGATATGCCCATTTAGAGTCACTGACATGTTTAAATTACATTCAACATAATTTAAAGTTACATTACGAAAAATACAACACACGAGAAAAAATTTTTATTAGAGCATGTGTGAATACTTGCCGAAATATCATCGATATTTTCTGGAAAGAGACCATACCATCTATAACTTCTTCAGGTATTTTGGATATGGGTTTGATACAGACTTCCGAAAATGGTCACTTCAACGTAGCCAAATTTTTGGTAGAAAAGGGAGCCTATCTTCATGTCCATGATGATTATCTTCTGCTGTTGGCTTGTGAACAGCGAGACTTGGATTTGGTCAAGTTTTTTTGATGAAAAGAGGAGCTAACATCAATACCAGACATGGCGCAATATTAAAATGTATTTTCATTCATAAACTACGCGATATGGCCCGATATTGGCGAAAAAGGGAGCTGATACCAATGTTTTAAATTGGAAGGACTTGAAATGGTTACAATCGCGGTGAATAACATAGTAAATGGGTCGATGTTTCTGATTTATGCAACTAAATGTAACCAATTTATATTCTCAATACTTTGGCCGCATAAAGTAACATCACGAACAAAACCACCAATACTAACAAAAATATCCAAGCAGATGCATTTGAACCAAATGTTTCCACTTGGGATGGGGTCCCAATGGTCATGGGTTCGATAGATAATTGATGATAAATATGATTCATGATTTCGACGGGTTTTTTGTTTAGAATGTATTGATCAATTTGCCCGGAAAATTTTTTGAGATACGCGATTGCGTTATTACCATTGATCGTGAAATTTTGTTTCGGAACATTGAGCCATTTTTTTAGATTGGTTGGATAATTGAAATGATACTCATTTCCCAAAACTGAATAACTGAGATCAAAATTTTCGACAGACTTCGAGTCAAAACCACATTGATAAGTCATATCAAATTGGAAAATTTTTTGATCATTTTCTTGTTTGTGAAACTTGGAATTTAAGTCAAAGGAAATTAGTTGTTCTCCATCGGGACACATAACTTTTTGTTTGAGTATATTTGGTAAGTTATGATTGGTGTCACGAACCGTCCGATGATAAGTTCGAACATTTTGCAGATCATGATCTCCACAAACATATTCATAAATAATACTGTTGTTATCGACATTAGTTTTAACTCCCATAATAGCTTTGTTTTGACAGTTCAAGTGAATTCGATGAGGACGATTTTGTTGGGTGTTGTTAGTTTTAATAATATTTGTGAGTGAATTAGTTAGTGAATCTGACAATTGCACTAAATTTTGACGAACAGGTGCCAGACTAATAGGAGATACTGATGATGTGGGTAACATTGGCAATGTTGGTAATGTTGGTAATGTGGGTAACATTTGTAATGATGATGGTGATCTTGGCAATGAGGTTAACAAGTGAGAAATTGGCGCAATAACTGCGTTATCTGTTCGAATTTCATCAGCGAATTTTGGAAAAGTAATGCTGGATACTGGACTACTGAAGGCTGCAGGTGTTGTGACCGAAACAATAGGAGTAGTGACTGGTGTGTGAGATTGTTGACAAGTTTCCTGATAAGTTTTAGCCTCGAATGTTTCAGGAGGTTTATAAATTAATCCGTAACCCACATAAGTGGCAGCATAATCAATTTTAAGGGAATTAGTGATGTTATTAAAGTGAACCGAACACAAATTGTATTTAACTTCGGATGCAGAATTATTTTCGAATAATTGGTTGCGACCATCATATTGACTACTAGTATACAATATAACTTTGGTATATGGTCCCAAAATTAGACTGGCAATTTTGTTTGGACCCATTAATTTGATTGGATTCTGTTGGTTTTGTTGGTTGGCCAAATTATTGGGTGGTGCGGAATTATTTACATGACCAATTTCATAACTATATTGTCCCAAATAAGCGGTTGTCTCGGAACCCCGATACTGGCAGTCCGAATAAAACTTGACATAACCACTGTCCAATGGAGCAGCTGATGTCACTTGTGTTAGACCATTGACCACCGTTATACCAGTCACGCCGCCATAATACAACGTGGTTGGTCCTGAATTATAGAAAACTTGGTTGCCCAAAACGGCGGCACTGAACGGTCCCAACAAATAATCATGAGTTTCATGGGCCTTGATTTCGGTCGTATTATTAGGGATAAAGAAATGATCCAACGTTATATCTTTACTGGGATTTTGGTTGTCTTTGGAAATCAAAATGACACCTGATTTAACCGCCAAATTGATTGAACGAATGGATTGGCGACTAACCGTAATAATTTGGGTCACCGTATATGACAAAATGGTATTAATTTGGTCTTTGAATTTTTGTGAAAATGAAGTTTTTTGATCATAAATAAAATCATGTTCCAACGAACCATTGACAAAATCAACAAATTGTTTTTGGCCAGATTGGTCGACATACTCCAAGCGGACCACGGTAAGTGGCGTAATCACAAATTTTTCAACAGTGCCCAAACATTTAATTTCCGGACTGTTGACCGTCAAGACAACCGGTGAATTGACCAGAATATTTTTACCCTGATTATTGATCAAGAGCAAACTGGAAGTAGCTAGAGTGGACATTTGGACACTTGGAATAGTATCATCAGGTATTACAATTCCTTTGCGAATAATTTTAGGTCCGACAGATGCACCATTTTGAATTAAATGCAAATTAAAATTTTGTTCTGGACTATTATTACAACCGAACATGGTTACATTTTGTGGAGGTTCGGGTACCAATTCTGGACTTAAGGTCGTATGATAATTGTTACCAATGTTCATGCATTTGCTTGGGTTTAGGGCGGAGGTGATTTGGTTCTGGCCAACATTCCATTTTTGGGCCATGGAACCGTCACAACCATATAATTTGACCCAAGTGCCATCCGGCATGGCGGCATTATCCACAGCCAAACACCATGAACCATGTGTAATTTCCTTGGTACCGGCATCATATGAAAAAACTTGTTCTGGCTCGTTACTACAATAATTTGTAACCAGTGGCATGCCAGGCTGAATGTTGGTTGTCGGCACACTCAAACATTGATTCTTGGAATAAATATTAACAGGGGATCCATGACTATTACCCATTGTTCTAGGTTATATACAATATCATTAGATAATTATCGTGTTTAATTATGTTTTCAAAAACATAATTAAACATATTCAGATGCATTGAGGTACTTAAGTCACGCAAATTGTGTAGAGGTCTTACTTTTCGGAAAAATCTCTAATAATGTAACAAACAAACCAATACAAAAATTATGATTACGGTGATATTATTTCTCTGAAAAAAATTTTTGGTTTGTTGGAATTAACACAGTGTCCAATATCAAAATAAACAATACCAGTGTATTGAACCAGTATATATTGTAATATGCCAAAATTTACCTGATCCTTCGGAATAATATTTTGCAAGTTGTTCTCAGAAGGTTACAATAACCATTTGATTTAAATTTTTGGACAATTAAATTATTGAGAATGGTACGAAGATCAGGTTTGATATAGTTCACGTGAACAATATAAACAGTTTGAATTTTCCAAAAAATATTCACTCTCCCAAACAATTATTTCTCAAAATTAAGGCACTGACTGTGCCAAGTGGATCCGATCGTCCAATAATAATGGGTCCACTATTATCTTGGTTGGCCACATTGAGATTACATTTGGCCACACATTGGTTTAGTTCCACATTGTTGACTTGATTTGGGAAGTAAGGTATATCAGCAATATTAAATCCATAAACTTCAGCATCAGCATCATCGGAAAAATGGCATGAGGCGACACAATTAGTTAATATAATATTGTCTGTATTAAAAATAATCCATCCTCCAATGATTCTAACACCCGTGACTCCCGGATAAGTTGTGTTCTTGGTGGCTACACAATCTTTGTACGTGATGTTGGAACATCTAAGACTGAAATCCTGAAATATTGGAGTAACTGCAAATCCGCAACAAACCGAGTAAATAGAGTCAAATGGTTTGGGAGTCTTGGTGTAATTACGTGTCGCCAAACATTTTTCCACATAAATATCCTGACTACTGAGTACATCTATACCTGTCATATCATAGAAATCAAATTGGAAATTATTGCCAGAACTTCGTTCTAAAATATTGTCCTGGATAATGATATTTTCCACCAAGACATTGATCATGTTAAATAAAATTAAACCTTGCACGGTAACTTCTGCACGATTATTTTCCACGGTGATATTTTTTATAATAGATTGTGTTCTGTTATTATTGTTAGGCTCTTCATCTTGGATGGCAATACCAGCGAAACGATTGGCATAATGTTTGGTAATGGTGCCATTACTAATGAAAACTGGAGTAGTGCTAACCAAAAAGATGCCTAGACTTTGTTGGTATTGACTATCCACACCATTCGTAATAAAAAAATTAGATGTGTCAAAAAAATCTATCACAATGTTTTGGCAATTTTCTGCGAGTATACCGTACAAACCAAAACTGTTAGTTTCGATGGTTACCTTAGTAATGGTTACTTTGTTGATGACAATATCTGACGAAAAATAAATACCGATGGCACTCGCCTCCACACTGGCACGGATAAGAGAAAATTTACATTTGAATATGCGAACATTTTGACTGAATGCAACCAAAATGCCCGAATTATCTTCAATATATGAATTTAAATCCGTCCTGCCAATATTTTTCACCAATAAGTTTGACAATATAATGTTTTCGTGTTGAATCACATCTGTGGGTAATGCCGGATCATAATTTAAAAATATACCTATGCCAGAAAAATTTTTAATTGTGCCATTGGTGATCTCAATATTGTTACAATCTGGCTGAACATCAATGCCCACAATTAAATGAAATTTATCAAATGTATCTTCTGATTGACTAATACAATGACCTGCCAAATCCAAGACAACATTGTCAACCTCAATAATAATAGCAGCCTGGACATCAGCTGTTGGGACAAAAATAAAATCATCATCCAGGATATAATGTCCGGGTTCATCAATAATGATGGTCTCATCGGAAACAATTAAATGTTTGATTTCGTCGTCATTCTGTTTGTAATAATTTTTGTTAAACCTGACATTGTGTTTTCCTCGAGATCGCGGACGATTGGAATAATGTTGTGTTTTGTTTGTATTCGCACTTACATTAGTGGAATCATAAGAATTACCCGACTGTGAACCGGAATTGATCTTGGAAAATCTTTTGACTTTCTTTTTTAAATGATGCATAGATTTGAATATTTAACTATATCAAAGATAATTGAATATGCGCCAACAGTCATAATTGGCTTGTGAATTTTTATATATTCGAAACGGTCCGAACATTTTTCAACAAAAACAATTATTATATAATTTTAATTCACTAACTGATCCTTTTGGGTTGTCACGACCAATGGTAATACTACCACTGTTAGTGTCATTTTTGGTATTTGTATTATTTTCGGCCAAACATTTGAATAATTTGGTGCCATTAACTAAATTTGGCAAATAGGGTAAGTTTCCAATATTAAAACCAAAGACCAGAGTATTTGGGTCTGACGAAATATTATTATGAACACAACATTCTTCCAACATAGTTTGGTCACTATTGAAAATAGTCCAACCACATAACATATCAACGCCCACAACTTTTGATTTGATTCGATTGTAACTTACAATACATTGATCATATGTTATGCCGGAATTACGATCTTCGAACAGAGGCAATGTCGGAACAGGTGTGTTATTGAATCCCGCAAAAGTGGAAAATTCAGATCCATCTGGTTTGCTTGACTTGATGATGTTATTTGTGATTAAACATTTTTTGAAAACACTATTGGTAGTACTAATAATATCAAAGCCCAACAAATCATAAAATTGTAGGAAGGGAACGTTATGGTTGCTTCTCTGTAAAATGTTATGACAAAAAATAAATTTTTTGACCAACATGTCATCTTTATGATAGGTAATCATACCTTGGCAAATAGTTTCGGCCCGATTATTTTTAACCAAAATATTTTTAACTGTGATTCTACCCAAAAAGACACCAGGCACATTATCTTGGATAGCCATACCCACAAACCTGACTGCATAATGATGTTTAATTTTGCCATGACCAATGAAACCGTTACCAGTATCTATTACAAAAATTCCGACAATTTGTTGATATTGGTCTTGGATACCACCCGTCACAAAAAATTTATTGATCTTGAAATTGTTGATTGAAAAGTTTTGACTAGTATGCAAAACAATAGCATACATGGCAAAACCATTGGTGGGAATGGTGATGTTGTAAAAACAACAATCTGCAATCCGAATATCTTTCGAAAAAATAACAAACATACCAACCGACCTAATTCGTCCCCGAATATTCCGGAATGTGGTGTGGCGTATATCCAGGGTTTGGCAATTTTGTACCAAAAAACTAGTGTCAATAAAGAATGGGAATGGATCTTCTAAGTTTAAATTTGGTCCTATACTGTCAAAAATAATATAATCAACCAAAATATTTTTGTGTTGGATGGAATCAAAAGGTAAATTTAGATCCGTATCCAAATAGATACCCATTAGAGTAAAATTTTTTATGATACCATTAATTATTTTAACATCGTTGACCTGGGCATTAATAACAATGCCTATGATAAAATTTAATTTTTGGGTAGATTCAATGCTTTGAGACAAAATATGTCCACCCAAATCCAAAACTACATTACTTGTACTAATCGTAATAGCGACGTCATCATCATTTTTTGGTTCAAAAACAAAATTTTCGGCCAGAACATAATATCCTGGTTCTGTTATCATGATTGGATCACCCGATGGTTTCAAATGTGTCACATTGTTTGTCACTTCGCATGATAATTTGCACGGCACTCGAATCTGATTGTTTCTTTTGGAACAACGATTGGTTATTTGTGTTGCCAAGTCCGTAGATTGCGACAAAGAAACAACTTTGTCTAACGTATTGAGATTATCAACAATTGTAGGCATGAATAAAAATAAATGAGATTTTTATTTTTATTTATGTTTGTAATATCTCAATAGAAACAATTATCTATCAAAATCAGGTTATTGACTGTGCCAACTGGATTTACATTACCAACTGCAATGGGTCCGCTGTTGTCCTCATTGGTCACATTAATATTACATTTGGCCTGGCAACATACCAACTCAATATTATTGACTTCGTTTGGGAAATAGGGCCAATTACCAATACTAAATCCATATACTTCGGAATCAGGATCATCCGAAAATTGACAAGATCCAACACATTTTAATAATTTGACATCGTCAGTGCCAAAAATAGTCCATCCTGAAATTAAATCCACGCCAGTCACTCCTGGTTTGGGAGTATTTTTGACAGACAAACAATTTCGACAACTGATATTGGATCCCTGAAGCTTGAAGAATTGAATGGGAGAAGATTGTGGAGCGGGATTAATGCCAAATCCCGCACAAACAGAATAAATGGTGCCAGGTGGTTTGGATGTTTCAATAAAATTGTTAGTGCAAACACAATCTTCGACACGAACATTATGCGAACTTAGAATATCCAAACCAATCATGTAATAATATTCGTATCGCAAGAAATTATCAGGTCTCCTTGCCAAAACATTATTTCGAATGATAATATTTTTAAACAAATAATTTACACGATTGAATAAATACATACCTTGCATAATGGTTTCAGATTTATTATTTTCGACAATGACATTTTCCACAATGGATAAATTTGGATTTACGGGTAATTTCTCCCAAACTCTGGCATTTTGTATAATAACACCACCGAATCGGTTGGCATAATTATTTTTGATCGTACCATTTTTGACAGAAACAATATCAGTTTCCACAAGATAAATACCTATTAACTGTTGATAAATAATACTCAGACCATTTGAAACAGAAAAATCTGTGATTTCAAAATTCTTGATTTTGATATTTTGGCATTTCATAATGCGCATACCATACATTGCGAGTCCGTTGGGATCAACGGTAACATGACTTATCTTGGCATTTTTAATGTTGATGTTATTTGATGAAATAATATAAATGCCAGATGCAATATTACTAGCCGCAATATTATTAATTCGATAATCAAATATATTAACATTCTGGGCATTATTTATTTGAATACCCGCATTGTCCTGGACCAGATCATTTTCGGTAAATTTACCAATGTTTTGTACCACTAATTTTTCCAATACGATATTATTGTGTTGGACAAGATTGGCCACATCTGAATTATTGTCAAATAAAATACCAAAGCCTGATATTTGTTTAATGGTACCATTAAAAATTTTTATATTATTTTTGAATGGTTTAATTTCAACACCAATAACCAAATTAAAATTCTCAAAAGAGGTATCTGTTTGGGAAATGGTATGACCATTCAAGTTTAGGGTGACATCATCCGCCTCAATACTAATAGCTGCCGCATCTTCCGCTTCGGCGTTAAATACAAAATCACTTGGCAAGATATAGTCTCCAGGTTCGCTAATAATAATTGCTTGGCCAGTGATAACCAATTGTTTGACTTGGCTGCCATTGCCAATAGGTTGGTATAATCTGGTATTGGATTTATTGAATTTATTTGACCGTGCAATATTGACAGAAAGTTTGGGTCTGGAAAATTTATTGGATTTTTCATGACAAACAAAATTATTCATATTGAGTATCTAATTATATTGAACATAATTAAATATTTATGGGTGGTCGCCTTAGTTAACATTTTTGTTTAGTCCACAATAATGATCCATTTTTTACCCGATTTTTTGGCACCATATTCTTCCATGATGTTAGGGAATTTGTCCATGTTGTTATCAAATTCTATTTTATACGAAACATATTTAATATCCTCAAAACGACCATCTTTTTGATGAATGACTTCAATTTTCGGTTCGATGGCGGTTCGAGTTTTTCGTTTGATTTCGTTTAGAATGTTTTTGATTCGATCTTCCAGGTTCAAGGGAAATGGGATAATGGGATGATTGGCCGGTATTATGAGATAGGTCATTTTATTTTTGTCTTTGCTGGTGGAATATTTTTCCAAATCATATAATTTGTCGCGAATCTGATCACAAATGCTACTCCTAATATTGTTACTCTTTAATTTTAAACCTAATTTATTAGCAATCTTGATCAAAAATTGTTTGTCTTTGGAAGTTTTACAAACGGCACCCTTGAATGAGGGTATACCAGTTTCTCTTTTTTTGGTCAGAACTTTAGGTCGACGTCCTCTGATTTTAAATTCATCTTTGATTTCATCCGGTTTTCTAATCTTACGCTTGCTGGATTCCTGATCAATGATGCCCACATATTCGAACTCATCCCTCGAATCATAATATTCTTGGACCGAATCGAAATCGTAATTTTGATTGGATAAAACAATTGGCAGTGCATCTTCTGATTCTAATTCGGCTTGATTTTTTTGTTTGTACAAACGATACTCAGCTGAATTATGAATAAAATCTTTCAAACCAAGCCGGTTAGTAATAACCGGACGATAATTTCGTCGATAATACATGGGTAATTCTTCGTTTTCGTCAAATGGTTGGAAAATGTAATAAATATTTCGATAAATTAAATAACCGGGTCTATTAAACTTGTCCGTGATGGTATCATGGAAATTGTTAAAATCATTACCGGTAATGGGAATCAATTCATCCAGAGCTTGATAAACATAAAAATCATCAAACATGTCACGTTTATCTTCGGGATAAGATTTTTTGACATACTTCAAAATGTCACGAAGAGTATATTGATGTTCTAATCTGAACATTTCTTTGATTTTGGATTTGGCATATTCAATTTCTTCACTGGCAAGTGCATTATTATATGTGGAATAATCAAGTTCTATTTTGGAAACTTTCTTGTAAATGCCGCGCTCGGGATCATAATATTTGGCGTTCAATAATTTATCACCACATTTGTATTCGCAAGGCATATAACCACAAATGGCTGGACAAGGATTATTTTTGGATCCACAATTACCATATTTCTCTAATTCTTCTGGGAAAATATTACCATGCATATTAAGCGGACAATCTATGGCTTCTTCTTGCATGAGTCGTTCAGTTTCCTTGATAAGACGATATTTTTGTTCGGCTTTTTTATACAACTCTTCTTCTGTGGTCAAACCATCTTTCATGGATACCACATACTTATAAACTTCGACTTTTGGATAGGGATTAGATTCGTTAACCAAATTATAATGAGTACAAAATCGAATACCACGTCCAATAACCTGGTCTACTCTTCCCAAATTGAAATGAACGTCCAAAATGTGAATTTCTTTGATATTTCGTAATGTGATACCCTCATTCATGACTTTGGATCCAATAACTATCTTAATAAATTTGCCAATATTATTTTCCACATTGTTGAAAACCTTATCCAAGATCCGGTGTTTTTCCTCAGGAATTTGTTCGGCACTTTCTTCAGATTTTCCGGTAACTGTGATAAAAGTAGCCGGATAAAAATCATGTTTTGGGATATCCGGACCTAAATTGCGATGATCACCAAAAGTATGATCACAAAAGTAACATTTGGTATCGCTACGTAATTGATAATTGCTCATGGATTCTTGATATTCCAAATAACCATTCCTCAATAATACTTCTTGGAAAATATCAATACCCACCCTAACCAAATTAGAATAAACAAAAATTAATCCAGAACCTCTCTTTCCATAAACTGTGTCATTAATGTTGCGCAAAGCGGTATAAAATTTGATGGAGAATATTTTTAAATATTTTTCATTAAAAATATCTCCGGTGATAGTTTTGTTTTCGGATAAATACATCAAATTGGATGGATTATCAATTTTATAATCTTTTAGTAGTGTGGTCGCCAGTCTCTCGGTCAAAACATCCGGATAATTTTTCAATTGATTTTTAATATCATTGATGCCTTCAATACCATAATAACCAACTAATTCCTTTTTCTGACGATCTTTTGGCAGACCCGGGAAAACAAAATTGGCCGCCGCTTGTGAATTTCGATCCAAACTGTCATCCTGAATTTCAACCACTTGGTTATACAATTGTAACTGGAAAGGTAACATATAACATCTGATGACTTTGGTAAAACTAAGACCCGGTGGAATTTCTCCCATATCTACACGCTCGGCGAAAGTCAATGGATCGGCTCCTCGCAAATAAGAAATATAGCCACGAACCATTTTCTTAAAATATTCTTTGCCACCGGGTCGAAATTCCATTAAATGACCGCGGTTGACAAAAATTTTGTCGCGTTCCATGGGAGCATTCGGAGGCCTTAGATAGTTAATCAAAGCCACTATATCATCCGCGAAATTTTTCATGGGTGTGGCGGAGAGCAAGACCACTTTTAAATTTTTGGAAGAATCAATAATTTTTCTGACAGCATCTCCATAACCATTACCCGTTAAATTGTGAGCTTCATCAACAATAAGTAGTGTATTATCCAAATTATAAATACGATCCACGGAAATATCTCTCTCATATTCACCCGTTTCTGTTTTCCGACTGGTGATCCTAACTTTGTCACCCGTGACGACACGCTCTCTGATTTTTTCTCCCAAGACTTTTTTGTAAAAAGATCGATGAGACATAATTCGATAATATTGATTAATAATGTTGATCGCATTCTTGCGCATTTTGGCCTGTTCAGTTTCATCCAAGATCATGGTTTTGTCCAAATACATTTTGAGATAAGTTTCTCCGGTGCACTTGATAATTTCTTTCAGGAAATTTTGTTTGTTGAGGGGACCAGGAACCAGGACATGTATTCTGGTTCCATATTTTTCAACCATGGGTTTAAATTTTTCAGCAATGGCCACGGCAGCACATGTTTTACCCACACCCGTTCCATGATAAATCAAAATGCCTCGATACGGAGTATTAGGATTAATGAAATTTGACAACAGAACTTGGGTCTCAGTTAATTTAAATTCAGGTTTGCATTTGTCACGGAAGGCTTCCACTCGTTCTTCCGGTGGAATTTTTTTTCTGGGTGGTATCGCATGT